GTATAACATCCTCGACATAGTACGATCCACCAGATTTCAATTTATCAATAAAGTTTAAAAAGGTGCGTCTATTGTAAATAGAGTTGTGCATGCCATCATCGATTATTATATCAAACTTTACGTCACTCCACAAATCCTTTGCTGATCTTGATACTGAATCACAAGTTTCCCATTTCACTCTAGGATGTGATAGCACTGGTATACTATCGGGTAAAACTCTCTCAAAAGTGTCTATGGCATATACAGTAGCTTTAGGAAAATAATCTAACCAAACGCTAATACTATTTCCCTTGTATATACCAATCTCTAATAAGTTGATGGGCTCATTACGAAGCTTTTCAAAGTCTCTTTCGTAAATAGTCTCGTAATGATGTTTAGAACCCTTATCACTTCCGTACTTATCAAATAAATGTCTCATGATCACTCCATCTTAAAGTCTTTAAATCTTTCTCCTGTGTTGGACTTATCAAATGTGGGGCTGTCATCTATAAGACCCCCTTCTGCATCATCAGCGTCCATTAACTTCATTCTAGACTTATCTATACCTATAACAAACCTCTTATTATTACCCGGGTCATTATAACGGTTCTTTAATTGTTTCACCATAATCTGTCCAAGTTGTTCTAACTCTTCACTTGATATCAAAGCAAACATGAGATCCGCTGTGGCAGGTAGTCCGAATGATTCTGATGTATCTTCTAACCCCACATCTGAATTAGAATACCCGCTACGAGTAGTCTGAGTTGCAGTCATAATAGGAACATTAAACTCTACAGCAAGTCCCCGCAATTCTTCTGCAATCGCTTTAATGTATGTATAGCTGTTAATAGATCCACCCATACCTTTCATTCTACTGGAAGCACATATGTTTAAATAATCAATAAAGATCATCTCAGGCATAAAGTTCTTCTTTAGCTTTAATTCGTTCAGAAGGGCTCTGAAATGCCCTGTATGGGCACTCCCAGTGGGGTATTCTTTAATGATGAGCTTACCATTGGTTTTTGAAGCTATCTTATGCACTTTGGAGGTCAGCATCTCTTTTGTCAGCATCTCTAGTTGATCAATAGGAACATCAAGTAAGTTTGCATCAATACGTTCCGCAATACGCTCCTCTGCCATTTCCATAGTAATGTACAGAACATTACGACCTTGGGTCAAAGCCGATGCAGCAACGTGGCACATAAAGAGAGACTTACCAACACCCGTGCCTGCAAGGGCAACATTAAGAGTTTTATTTGGAAGACCACCTTTAGTGATCCTATTGAAATAGTCTAGATCAAATGAAATACGCTCCTCTTGTTCATGATAGAAGTCATAACGGTTTGCAGCATCCTGTAGGTAATCGTGACCGATATTAGTATCGAATGAAACACCAAGTGCCTTTGACAACAAATCAGGCAGAGCGTTCTTTGTAAGTTCTTTATGCTTACCGTCTATTATGGAAATGGATTCCATAATAGCGTTATGGATGGCACGATCTTGACACCACTTTTCTGTAGTATCGGCCAGCCATTGTTCATCAGCCTTTTCGGGTGTAAATATATTAGGTAATATTTCCATAGCAGCATGATATTGATCACTGCCCAATCTTTCGTTCTGATCTAGCTCAATCTTAAAGGCATCGTGTGTTGGTAGCTTGTTATACTTTCCTACGAACTGTGCGATCTCTTTAAATAGAATATTGTAAACACCTTGAAAATATTCAGGCTTTATAAATGGAAGAACCTTACGCATGTAAGGCTCCTCTGTTAGTAAGTTCTTCAATATAGTTTGTTCAATATTACTCATGGCCTACCAATCATCTAAGTGTTTTCCATCGACTCTAATAGTATAGCTAAAATGTGGAACAGGGTCAACCCCATGGTAATCCAATATATTAAATGTGTAAAATATATAATCTTTAGGTTTATATATTTTCTTTTTAGCAATAGGGTCCCAAACATAAACTGGTCTATAGTGGCCCGGGTTGAAATTAATATGAAGTTTATAATCTCCCTCAGGCTCATCAATGTGGCATGGAACAGAAGACCCTGCCCAAGATCCATATATCATGACTCTACCTATTTGGGAGAAAGGCATTTTATTTTCAATTATATGTTTCGTATATGGGGTCTTATCTGCAACACTGGACCAAGGGCCATTATCAATGTCTCTTGTGGAAAATCTATTTGGCTTTAGAGGTAGCGCAAACGTCCAAGGAATATCGATCTTTCTTTTGAATATACGATATTTCCTAGTCTGTTGTGAGTTCAAACCATCCTGTTTGGGTAAGGATGGGTCCTCAAATGGCGGCCTTTCTTTTTCCTCTTCAATATCAGGTGGCTTTTCTCCATATACACTAGGAATGAAGTCCAGATTACTTGTAGCCAATGCACGACAAACTTCTTCGTCGATCCGGCCCATATCAACATCAATATCAAAGTTATGAAACGCCTGACCATTAATACCTACGATTGGTTTGTCACCACGGTATTTCAAGTTTCCCCAAATGTCTTTGTCATCACGGTATTTCCAGCTTCCCCGAATGTCTTTAGAGTGTTCCATCTTCCCTCATTTTCTTTCTAATTTTGGTTGCAGAGATGTCATGGATTTTTTTACCTAGGTCATGCTGAGTGAATGTATAGCCAACACCACGACCATAACTGATATCCACAATATTGGGAACTCGCATAATAATATATTCTACATTATTAGTAAACCCCGCCTTGGATAGGCCTTCAATGATATTATCCATGGCAGTCGGTAGATCAAAAGGATTATCAGTCTGAGCAGCTGTGCGTCCGGCTCCGGCATCCTCACCGACAATCCCCCCAACATCTCTAATCATAATGCAAACTTGTCCTGTCTCGGCTAATGCTTTCTTAAACAACTCAGTATGCCCGTCATGCCAAGGTTGCCATCGGCCTAGCATTTGAGTGGTGGGCTTCTTGTAATCAAACATTTTGATTTCTCTCCATATAACTCTTTAGAACTTCTACAAGTTGTTCATGCGTGTCCGTAAACCACTTAGAGACATGATAATCACAATGTGGCGGAACTTCGAAGATCTTATTAGTATCTTCAAACCTCCCCTCACGAATAGTATCCATCCACACTGTAAAGTCAGGATCAAAAGATTTTCGAGCTTCTTCAGTTGGACAGACAAAATCGGCTACTGCGACTTTGCCTGCCATCACAACCCCGTCAGAAAGATGCCGCATTCGGTTGGCCTGCCGCATCCTTCCTTCTAAAGAGAAGTCCCAATCATCGTAACGCCTGCGGGTTTCATCTGCGTTGATATGAATACCACCAATCAGATCAGCAAATGGTTTTGCCAGTGTGCTTTTACCGCTACCCGGTAGCCCCATTATCAGTACCTTCATCTTTATCCAAACTCCTTTCTAAAATATCGTATAGAATTGCTCCGGTTGTGTTATGCCACTCAAGATCTTCATCAGCGACCCAACTATCTCCTTGTTGATGCTCTCTTACAGTAGCACTATAATTTAAAGATTCTTCCCCAACCGTGATTGTACCAAAATTGAAAACGGTTTCGATATAATCTCCTGTAAGGATTCGAATGTTCCAATAGTCGTTTTCGGTTGGGGTTAATTCATAGTCTTCATTCTCCCGCATCGATAATCTCATCCATATCTACCACAGATCTATAACCAATTTTATATTGCTTCATTAAGAAATCTTTAAAATCTGTTTCAGCAAAGACTGGATCCCAGAATGATTTATCATTAGTGACATCGTGCCGTACTTTAGGTCCAACCTCTCCAGTTTCTTGATCAACCACAGCATACCAGCCATTGGAAGGCTTAGTGACGTAACCGCCAGCAAGAGCACAATCGAGCAACCCAGAATACTTACGGACACCACCATCCCAAGATACTGTAATGGGAATCTTAGACTTTTCTTTAACATAACGAGATTTCTCCACATTGATTACAAAATGATAACCTTGAATCTCTGTGCCTTTCTTGTCCTGTTGACGGCCCAAGATCCAAATGTTGTCTGCCGAATAGGTGATACCAGTACCACCACCGACAATATCTTTAGGGAACAACCCAATTTCTTTATAGGTATGATTGATAGCAATCAATGGAATGTTCTTCATAGTAAGATATGGTGTAACCATACGGAACAAACCTTTGAGTGCCTTGGCTCTTGACATATCGGCAACAGACTTTTCGTCCTTGGCGTCTTCGAGTTCTTTCTTAGAAGCCAAGTTACCAATTGAGTCGATAACAATCACAACTTCATCATCACGATCCAATGTGTCCAACTGGGCAATCAGATCAAATTTAAGTTCCTCGACATTAGTGATAGGCGTATGTAGCACACGATCAGGATCAACATCAAACTGCTCAAAGTATGATTTTGGTGATCCAAACTCCGAATCGTAAAACAATACAACTGCATTTGGTCGTGCTTTTAAATACGCAGCGGCCATTAGCAGAGCAAAGGAAGTCTTAAAGTGCTTAGAAGGACCAGCCAATACTGTGAGACCGGGAGCAAGTCCCCCGTCAACAGAACCTGATAGTGCCACATTTACCATTGGCACATCAGTTGGAGTCATGTCCTTTTCACTAAACAGTGTAGATTCAGTCAGTATCTCCGAGGTCTTTATCTTGCTGTTCTTCTTTAGTTTGTCCATAATTGACATTTTGATCTTTCTCCCGATCACTTAATTCGTATTGATTGCGAATTTCATCATTAATTGTTTTAACACTTTTCAATAGTGCTGGATCTGCGTCTGTCTTTCTCTCAACAAAACTAATGAACGCAGATAGGTCTTTCGGGAAACAAGCTCCACCAAAGCCTTCTTTACCATCGGGGCCGGGGATCTTCATATGAGAATGTCCGACACGTGGGTCTGCCATCAAAGCACGAGACAACTGATTATAACTACCGCCAAAGTCATCCATAACGGCTTTCAGTTGATTCATGAAAGTAACCTTCATGGCAAGGTA